AGTAAACATGAGAATGTACGATGATAAACGAAATGAATTGTTAACCATACAGAATGATATTCAACTTGGTCAACATGACATTCGTATTATATCAGGTTCAACTTTGCCTAGCAACAAGGTATCCGAATACAATATGTATCTTGATGCGTATAAACTTGGACTGGTAGATGATGTCGAGGTTTTAAAGAAAACTGAAATCTTTGACAAAGAAGGTGTCCTTCAGAGAAAAGGGCGTATGGCACAAATGCAACAGTATATTACACAGCTTGAAAATCAAGTTAAGAAACTAAGCGGTGACTTACAAACATCTGAACGTGAGCAGGTTTCTGCTAGAAAACGAACAGAAGTTGAGAAGTTTAAATCTAATTTAAGTGAGATTACTTCTTCCGCTAAAGTTAAAGAAAAAGAAAAGGTAATGCAACTAGGAAACATTATTGACCAAATGCAATCTTCTATGGAGGAAGAAAAAAATAACGAGCCTGGTTCAGAGTCTTAGGACTAAATCAGGGTTAGGAGAAAAAAAATATGGCACAAGAACAAGAACAACAACAGGTTGAACAGCAAGACCCAATTGTTGAATCTACAGTGGAACAAGAAGTTTCATTTCAAGAGGAGACCCTAGAAGAAGGTGTGGAAGCATCTGAATCTATAGACTGGGAAACAGAAGCTAAAAAGTTTCAATCAATGTATGACAAAAAGGTTGCAGAGCACGAAAACTTAAAACAAGACAGTAGTGATTTGATGCAGTTAAGACAAGTCTTATCTGAAAAACCAGAATTAGTCAACGTCATTGAGAAAAGTCTTTCTGGAGAATCAGTTGAGGACAAAGGTATGGAGGGAAGTACAACCCCAGATAACTTTGACCCTTGGGACGCCTACTACAAGCCAGAATCTGAATCTTACAAATTTAGAGTAAGTCAAGAGAAAAAGCTTGTACATGAAACAGTAGATAACGAACTAGCTAAACTACAAGGTCAGATGGCGATGAATAACCTAAAAACAGAATTGGTAAGTAAGCACAATTTAGGTGCAGATGACGCAGAAAAGTTTTTACAATTTGCTACAACACCAAAAGCCAACCTTCCTATTGAAACACTTATTAAAGTGTGGAAAGAAAATGAGGGCAAGAGTGTACAACAAAGTGAAAACTTGGAAACAGTCAGAAAAACTAAATCAATTCCTAAACCAGCTGGTGTGCTTCAAGGTGGTCAACAACCACAAAAATCTGAAGCAGACCAAGTATGGGATAGAGTTATGAGCGCTGGAAGAATAGGTAAGATAGCTAAAACTAACTAGGAGTTAAAATGGCTTTTAACAAAGGACAACTAAAGTCATCACAAATTACAGCAGCTTCAACAAGCGCTGGATACGGACAGGCTCCAGACCAAAGAAAGCTGTATGATTTCTCTGATAGAGTTGCAGAACTTATGCCAGAGGAGTCACCTTTTTTCGTCTATCTAAGTCAAGTTGCTAAAGTAGCTACTGACGATAATATTTTCAGATATCTTGAAAATAGAACTGTCACAAACTACACAGCACGTAACTTTAGCTTAGCAGCCGACGTAAACGGCGGCAGTGGCGTAACTGCAGGAAATCTTTATGATTTTACTGTAGATGACGGCGCTGGTGCTGCACCAGGGTTTATTACCAAAGGAATGGTAATAGCTGTAAAAACTGTGGATGACACAAACGGTTATGGACAAGCATTAGTTAGAGTTGAGTCTGCACCAAACGTTCAAGCAGCAAACTCTACCTTCTCAGGTAGAATTGTTGAACTATCAAATTCTAGCATTAGTGGCTACAATGTTTTATCAGATAATGATGAAGCACAAATTGTAGGTACTTCTTTTGAAGAAGGAACAGGTTCACCTGATACTTTCTCAGATACACTAGAAGATGATTTTGGTTATACTCAAATCTTTAAAACAGCTTGTGAATTAACAAACACAGCAATAGCTACAAGATACCGTGGCTATTCAAATGAGTTCGAAAGAATTTGGGCTCAAAAATTACGTGAACACAAAGTAGACATCGAAAGAGCTATGCTTTTCGGTCAAAAAGCTCGTGTTAACGGAGTACAATATACTGAAGGTCTTGTTGGACACATTGTAAAAAATGTTGCTCCAGTAACTGACAACTCAGCATTTTCATATTCATCAGGTGCGCCTTATTACAGAAGTGTAACTCAGGCTGAATTAACCTATGATAGATTACTTGCTGACTTAGAGGTTATTTTTGACCCAGCAAGAGGCGGTTCAAGTGAAAGACTTGTACTAGCTTCATTGCCAGTAATTACATTCTTCAACAAAATGGGCGACGGTGCTTTCATTGATGCTTCTGTAGGTCAATCTTCATCTCCATTCAGAGTAAATATGAACAATGTACAAGGTTCCTTTGGACACAATCTAATGGAAATTAACACTGTACACGGTTCTATGTACTTAGTGAAAGAACCTCTATTTAGAGGAATTGCTAGCGGCTTCATGCTTATGGCTGATATGTCTAAATTGGCATACAGACCATTAGTTGGAAACGGTATTAATCGTGACACTCAAATTATGACAAACGTACAAAATGCGGATGAAGATTTGAGAAAAGACATGATTCTTACTGAAGCTGGTCTAGAAGTTACACTTCCAGAATGTCACGCTCTATATAACGTGGAGGGATTATAAAATGGCAAGAGGTAGTATACTAGAAAAAAATAGTGGTAACGGTGGATATTTATTACCAGTAGAAAAGATTTCTGCAGCTAAGACTTTAGATGCAGTTTCTGATAGCGGCAAGATTTTTGTTGTTGCTAATGCTGGTAGCGGATATTCCATTACACTTCCTACAACTTTAGAAGTTGGTACTCAGTACAAACTTATCTTCGAAGACTCACCAAATGCAGCAGTCACTATCGCAGCTGGCTCAGCAATTATTTTTGGTAAAGTTGTCGAAGGAGAAGTTGACACATCAGACGATGCACCAGGTTCAGCTGGCGCGACAGGAGTTTCAAATGTAATTTTTGGAACTACAACTGATGAAGGTGACCATCTTGACATCGTATGTGATGGTACAAAATGGTACGTCAACGGTATGACAGCTGTAGATGGAGCGGTAACCACATCATAATATAGTTATTAGGTACTATGGAGTGGGCAGGTCCCACTCCGAAACCTATAAAGAATTTTAAATAATAGGAGATAAAATGGCAAATTATAACGTAGTAACTAAAATTATTATTGGGAATTTAAGCCCTGATGCAGATTCTGTGTCTGGTTCTTTAGCTAAAGAAATTACAGACTATATTGAAACACTAGATGATTCTACTGGAGCAATTATAGATATACAAGCTGTAGAGCTTGACAGAGGTAGAATTGCATATATTATAGTTCACAAAGGATAATGGCTAACTGTCAACATTGTAGTGAGCCTAATCCAGAAGGATACTTTAATTGTCCTTCATGTGGGCTCAGAGCAGCTCCTAGTAAATGGAATACTAATTTTGTTATCAGAGAGGGAAACCCTATGGCAACAGCAATTAGAAAAGACTTGATTGATATAAACCATATGTCTATGGACGATGGTATTAAAAAAATGCAAGAAAGTAAAAAGAATGCAAAACCCACACCAAGTGGGAAGGGAATAAGGGTAATGTAATGCCAATGGTAGGAAAGAAAAAGTTTTCATATACAAAAGCTGGGAAGAAAAAAGCAAAAGCTTATGCTAAAAAAACTGGAAAGAAGATGAAAAATGCCAAGAAAAAAGTCTACTAAAAAAAAGACTACTAGAAAAAAAGGTAGCCCAACGCCAAAGAACAAATCTCTATATTCAAGAGTGAAGTCTGAAGCGAAAAGAAAGTTTAGTGTATATCCTTCTGCGTATGCAAATGCGTGGTTAGTAAAAACATACAAAAAACGTGGTGGTACATATTAATGGCATATCAAGGTGGACTTAGAAAGTGGTTTAGAGAAGACTGGGTTGATATTGGTTCTAAGAAAAAGAAAGGCAAATATCAAAAATGTGGTCGTAAGTCTGCCAAGGGTAGTAAAAGAAAATACCCTAAATGTGTTCCAGCGGCTAAAGCTAGAACGATGAGTGAATCACAGAAAAGAAGTGCGGTAAAAAGAAAAAGAGCAAGAGCGCAAGGAGTTGGTGGAAAACCAACAAATGTTGCTACTTTTGCTAAAAGAAGTAGAAAAGCGAGAAGAGGATAATGCAAAGAAGAGGTTTTGGAACTCAACAAGTTAGACATACTAATGGTAAAAAAAAGACAAGACAAGGTCAAAGCAATAATACTAAGTATGGTAATAAATTAAGTAGTAAGCATTATATAAAAAGAAGTAGAGGACAAGGATAATGGCTGATTTTAAAACAAGAATAGACAATCTAACAGGCTTTGGT